AAGTTTTCTGCGTCTGTGCTCATTTTAACTCCAGCTCGTTAGAATTGATACTGTGATCTCTGACGTTAATAAATCTCCACTTGCCACACTAGCGATAGCTGGAGCGGAGACACTTGATATGTTAAGCACCAAAGATGATGCGTTTAGTTTGTTTACCACAGCTACAATAAAATCTTCTATGCCGGCAAGGTTGCCTTGATTATCTAGGGCAGGTACACAAATCAATATCTTAAAATTAGCAAGCGGTGCAATAGTGGTGTAGTCATTGTTTGATGGCACAAGGTATGGATCACTAGGGGTAATTACAACGCTGTTAGGTATTAAAGTGGCTGGTGGAAAACTAAATATATTCCATACACCAGTATTAGTTAGATCAGTTGCAAGTGTTGATCTAAGTGTAGTGATTGCAGCTGTCATTAGCCGACCATAGTGTTAGGACTAGAGTAAGGCGCGATGAGACCTCTCACTCTGTTTATAAGCTGGTAGCCCATGGCATAACGGTTAGGGCTCATGCCATCCATACCGTTGCCCCCGTTCTGAGACACTTGACGTGATTGGAAAATATCAACCGCGATAATCATGGCAGCCTGATTAACAGCTGGCGTGGCAGAATAATTTAATGTTTTGTAGCCAGGTCCAGTAGCAACACCGTACGGCAAGATGCGATGGAATGGATCGTTTGCATTTACTTTAGCAAATTGAATAACTGAGTAGCCGGTTGGATAGTTACTAAATGCGTATGTACTCCAGAATGCTGTACCTATTGATGCAGGTGTTGTACTGCCAGGATATGAACCTGTAAGAGTATAAGTGCCATTATAGGTGGCAGATGCAGCAGAAATTGTTATGCTTTGTCCAACAACAAATATGCCAGGATTAGCAAGTAAAACGCTTGCAACGTTATTGCTTATGCTTGCACCGACTATGGGTGCGTTATTAAACCAAAGATATGAATTGAGTAAGTCCTCAGATGTTTGACAAATGCTTTCTAAATCGGCATCAGAGTAGAGCGTACCTATACCAAGATTTGCTCTTAGTTGAGCTACGGTTACGTATGCTGCGGCCATCTCTACTCCTCTGCTAATAGCTCCCTAGGGCTAGGGCTACTAAACCCTAGGGATTCTTAATGTGTTGCTTTTATTACGCTGTCATGTTGTAGCGTTGTAGGCCACCAGACACAAGTGTCTTAGTTGCCAAGTATCCGTACAGCATCAGTTCAATCTCGCCTGATGTTGGCACGTTAGTTGAAAGTCTTAGTACTGGGCTCTCATAGATTGCGATTGCTGATGGCACAATAATAAATGCTGAATCATCAATAGTTGTAGATACCATGTTGGCATCAACATATAGATCTAAGCCAAGTACGTTTCCACGTAGTGATGTTGGTGATGAAGTACCACCAGCATTCATTGGATTTTGTGAAGTGAAAATTGGTCGGTCAGTTGAATCTTTAGCACCAATCAATAGTGACCACTGTGAAGTACCAGCGATGTATGCAGTTGCTAGATCACCTGTTGCTGCGTATGCAGCTGGTCCTGCTTGTGCAATAAATGCTTGAATACCTAGATAGGTAGTCGCTTGTGATGTTGCCAAAGTGCCCCCTGAAGTAATTTCAGCAATAACAGCAGCATCTGTAGCTTTGTTGTACGCACGTGTCATGTTGTCAAGCATTGCCTGGAAGAATGCAGGATTATCAGATGAACGCTCTAACAATTCTACTGAGTAGCGTTGTAGTCCAGCATATTTCTTTACAGTTGCATTTACGTATGCAGATACGATACCGGTCTCAGATGGAGCGCCGCCTTCTGCAGTCTCTGCAACAGTACCTGAAGTTGTAATTTTTGGATGTGAAATAGTCATTCCAGAATTAGGAATTACTTTAGCGCCACCGCATGCTTCGATAGTTGGACGTGATCCGATAAGAGTATCAACAACAGTTGTTGCATAAGATACTGGTGAGAATGCTGGGTTGGTTGTAAATGAATCGTCAGCAGCTGTGATTTTCTGTGACTTTGCATCTTCTCCGCGTACCCATAGACCAGCTTCGTGATCTCCTAATTGTGCCTTAACTGAATACTGTAAGTATTTAGCTTGTGAATTGATTGGCGAACGTGGCTCAGCATAGATAGCAGCACTAATTGTAGGGCGTGCGGCTTCTACTGGAGCAACCTCTGCCGGTGTAACAGTTGGCTCTGGAGTTGTATCCAAGATAGCCTCACTTTCCGTAGTAGTTGGTGTTGCATCTGCTTCGCTTTCGCTCGCAGCAACTTTAGTTACATTCGCTTCTGCAAATGCTGGTGTCTCGACAAGACTTACTTCTTTTAAGCTCGCTTTAGTTACATATAAGTAATCTTTCATTTGCTTTGATCCGGTAACTTCTACGCCTACAGATAGGCCGTCAATTAACTGCTCACCGGCAAGAATAAGAGCATCAGATCCTTGCATTGATGCACTGATCTTAAAGGATGCATAGATGCCATCCTCTGCCTTATTAAACTTCTGCATACGGCCAATAGGTTTATCGTTTTTATGTTGCATAAGCATTTTAATCTTTCCAGGATCGCCAATATCAATAGAATCTTTAGCAAATACAACTGGTCCGGCTGATGTAAATCCTACTTTTTCGTAGGGCACAATTTTGCCGGCAATAACTCTACGCTCAGTATCAGAGCTTTCAATCGAACTACTAAACTCAAGAAACATTGTAACTCTCATTTCCGTTAGGTGACATGTCTTCCATTTCTTTAGCTTGCTCTACGTCTATTAGACCTAAAGCCAACATTTTTTCTATTGCTTCTAGTCGCTTCATTGTGTCAGCGCGTAAGAAGGATTCTTCAACATTAAACTTAACTACTTGACCTCTACCAGTAATATCATCCATAGACAGACGATCCTCTATAGCACAAATAAAAGGCTGCAAAGAATACGAAACAAATTCTTTGCGGTTATCTACAGAGTTTTGATAGGTATAACTTCCATTCATATCTGCTGAGATATAAATTGCTGGTACGTTCATTGCTCTGGCAATTTGTGTTGCTAAATATTGTGATGCTTCGTTGTACATCATATCTTTAGGACTAAAGCCAACAGATTCATAAGATAGTGTGCTAGTTAGGTATGCAGTAGATCTTGATGCTCTAGATGCTTTCCATGTTGCTAATAATCCTTGTACGTGATCTTCTGGTAGATCTGCTCCAGTATTTTTTAAGTACCCAGTAGCCATTGGAGTTTGTGCTGCAACTGCTGCTGCTCTTTCAATATCTAAAGCTGATTGAATTGTGCGACCTGCTGTTTGTAATACACCTTGTGTTAATCCTTGGAATGTAATTAGAGATCCTGGACCATCCATAGGTACTTCTGAACCATCAACTGTGTAGTACATAACTTCTGTACCTTTAGCATTTAATTGTGCATTGACTCTTGTGTTAGCAACCCATTCAAATCTAGCTGGTCGTAAGTCTGAGGCGTAAACTTCTGTAACACGCCAATAAGCGACACCGTAGAAAATTAATGAGTCCACGGTGGCACTTAGTGTGACGGATCTTGGCTGACGGATGTCTGGCTGCTCTAACCATACAGGAGATCCTAATTCTTCTCCAGTAGATTTCTTATAAAGTTCTAAAGGTAAATAACTAATTACTCCGGCAATTAAATTGCGGCATCTTGCAACAGCTGGTACTTGCATAGCCAATGTTCTATCCATTGGACCGTAATTAAATCCGTTGCCAATACCACCTAATGCATAGCCATCATTCATCACAGCTGGGGCATATTGCGCCGTTAAAGGTTGCTTATTATTAGTTAGACCCAATGCTGACAATATACCCATATAGGTACTTTATACCATAAATCGGACTAATGGTGCAAATTAGGCAAATATTTGTGCGGTGCGTTGTGGTTTACTTAATTGGCTTACAACCATGGCTAGGGATATTGCAGCTGTAACATCACCGGCTGATTTACGTCTAATTATGCGCCAACCAGCATCGTTAGTCTTAGCAGCGCAGTTATTGAGATGCTGTACTAGATCAGCTTGGCCGCTATGCACCATTCTGCCATTAGCCATAGCATCAGATAGATCCGAGCATGCCTGGTAAAACGCCTGGCCTGATACATCAGCCATCATCCATGAACTTTGCTCTAATTTTGTTGCAATAGATTGTGTGGCGTACTTGTCATAACAAATCATTGTCGGATGGTATTTACGCGCCCATTCATTTATATCACTTGCCATCTTTACTTCATCAATAGCGATTTCACTAGACCAAAGCTGTGCAAGTCCTACTACTATCTTTCCATCTTTTACTTGGCCCATAACGAGAGCCCCAGATCGCCTTGTCGGTGCAATATCAAATGCCATAATTGTTGCAGGTCCAATAGGTATCTCTAGCGTTGAATCACTACAAGCCTCAATAGATCCATACACCCAAGGACTGACTGCGGAGTCAATCCATTGACAAAGCATTTCTGTGCGCGTTGCTTCTACGCTATTTGTATTAACAGCTTCTTCCAAGGTTTCTTCTGTTACAAAATATCCTAATGCTGGATTCGCCATAGCCCAGGCTTTACGATCATGTATTTTGCAGTGCTGTGGTGCTGACCATTCATAATAACCTAAAGTTGCAGGTGGGTAAGATAATGAACGTTCTCTTAAATCATTAAGCACTGTGCTAAACCCATCACCCGCATTACTTGTCATTAACGTCATTGAATTAGGTCTAGCACGTGTTACCGGTAATGCAGCTGTAAATGCTTCGGGTGTCCATTCACGTAATTCATCTAAGTACAAAAAGTCAGAAGTCTTGCCACGTGGTGCATCTCTGGTAGCTGCTGCAATTTCATAACGTGCGCCATTAAGTAATGTTATTGATTCTTGTCCGTTAGCAAGCCTTATTGCTCTTACTTGATCTTTTAAAAATTGATTGTCTTCTATTGTGTAAGCAACGTTTCTAAATGTATCTAGTGCCATATTTCGATTAGAAGACATGCCTAATACGTTCTTGCTGCCCCACAGAAATAGATGAGACAAGATAAGCATTCTTGCTAGGTGAGTCTTACCGGATTGTCGGCTTACAAGAATGAGACCACTCTTTTTGACCCACATATCTTTATCATCAACAGTTAATAGATCATCAAGTACCCAGCGTTGCCAGGGAATTAACGGAATGCCAATCTTCTCAGCTAGATCCGCAACTTCTTGTGCTTTGGATGGGCCTTTTAATAATGGCGTGTGGATTCTTGGCTCAGTACTTCCAATTAGCCCGACCCCTCGTTTAATCGGGATCACTTCTGCATCATTCTGCATTGACTTGGATCGATTCTGGTTTAACAAAAGGCGAATCGGGAACGACCCGGACCGTCTCGGAGAGAGAACGTTCTGG